GCTATAAAATATATATTATGGAAACTATAAAAAAATGTATTATTTGTAACAAAGAATTTTCTACATCAGATGGAAGAGTTAAAATGTGTTCTCAAAAATGCAAAGACAAATACAGCAAAACTTATTCAGATAAAAAGAGGGAAAAATATTTATCTGGTATAGAAGGAAAAGACTATATCATATGCAAATGGTGCGGTCAAAAAGTTACGAGAATATACGGCCAACACATAAAATTTTCTCATCCTGATAAAACTATAAAAGATTATAGGAAAGAATTTCCCGATTCCCCTGTTTGTACAGAAAATGATATAAAAAATATATCTGTTAATTCGGGTAAACACATGAAGGAAGAGAAATATAGAAAAATGTTTTCTGAAATGGTAAAAGGAGAAAAAAATCCTGTCCATAAAAATAATATGTCTGAACAAAAAAGAAAAGAATTATCCCCATTTAGCAAAGAATTTTATAAAAAAAGAAATTTATCCGAAAATGATTATAAAAAATTTTTAAAAGGGTCATTAAGCGAAAGAGAATTTGATACCACTTTAGAATATTATTTAAAAAGAGGATTTTCTGAAGAAGAAGCAAAAGAAAAGTTAAAAGAAAGGCAAACAACTTTTTCGTTAAAAAAATGTATAGAAAAATACGGGGAGGAAAAAGGGTTAGAAAGATGGAGAGGGAGACAGGAAAAATGGTTAAAAAATTATAAAAAACAAAATTATTCAAATATTTCTCAAATATTATTTAAAACACTAGACCTTAAAATTAAAAAAGATTTTAAACAAATTTTTTATGCAACTTGTGTGGATAATGATATAAACAATGAATATAGATTAATTTTAAGTAATAAAGTTTTATGCCCGGATTTTATTATATTAGATAAAAATAAGATAATTGAATTCGATGGGGTTTACTGGCATAGAAATACCCCCGAAAACCAAAAAAGAGAATACGATAGGGATTACATATTGAAAAATGCCGGATATGAGATTTTGCATATTTGGGAAAATGAATATAAGAAAAATCCGGAAAATACTGTAAAAAAATGTATAGATTTTATTTATGAAAAAAACCCTTAAATATCTTATCTTATTTTTAATTCAACTTATCGAAAAATGGGAATATCGTCATTTAAATTTAGATGAAAATGATAATAGTAAGAAAATTATTGAAAGCATATCTATAGAGAATTTAGAAATTGAAACTGATATGGGTTTTAAACCCATTTCTCAAATCCATAAAACCCAGCCTTATACTCTATGGAGGGTGGATTTAGAAAATGGCATGTATCTAGAGGGGGCAGATAATCACATAGTTTTTAATAAATTAATGAATGAGGTATTTATTAAGAATTTAAAAGTAGGGAATTGTATCCAAACAAAAAGGGGATTATCAAGAGTTATTAATATAAAAAAATATTCACAAAAAATCTCAATGTTTGATGTAACGGTTAATTCACCAGAACACCGATTTTATTCAAACGGGATTTTGTCCCACAATACTACAACTATTTCAGCTTTCTTTGCTTGGTATCTTTGCTTTCACACAGATAGAAACTTACTTATTCTTGCTAACAAACAGGCCACTACTACAGAAATTGTAGCAAAGGTTGTTGATGTATTCCGAGGACTACCATTCTTTATGAAGCCTGGTATAAAATCCATCGGGGCTTTAGGTCTTCGTCTCGATAATGGATGTATGCTTACTTCTCAAGCTACCACCAAAACAGCATCTATCGGTTTTACCATCCACGTATTATACATCGATGAGTTTGCTCACATCAACCAGAAACTTGTTAAATCATTCTGGAGATCTGTTTATCCTACCTTATCCTCTTCATTAGTTTCCCAATGTATTATCTCATCTACGCCCGACGGCATGGATAACTTATTCTATGAAATATGGGATAAAGCTAATACAGGAAAAAACACTTTTAAATTTAAGAGAGTCGACTATTGGGAAGTTCCTGGCCACGATGATGCTTGGATGGAAGAAATCAAAGCAAACTTTGGGGAAGAAGAATTTGCTCAGGAATATGAACTTTTATTTGACCGTAAAAGTAATCTTCTTTTAACACCAAATCAAATGAGATGGCTTAAAAAGAATGAGAAAAAATATAAATATCATCCATTAGAAAAATCCGCTTTGTCTGAAGATCTTTATCGAGACAAATTACTTTGGCATCCCGGATTTGATCCAAATAATAGTTTTGATAAAAGGGATCGTTTTGTTTTATCCAATGATATTGCCGATGGAAAAGATGAGGATGAGGAAAAGAAGGATAATGACTTTAATGTTACCGCTATTTACAAAGTAGAACCTAAATCTATGGTAAAACTTCGTAAACTCAGAAAAGATGAAAGAAAAATCCAAAATATGTTTCGAATGAGACAGGTTGGAATATTCTTTGACAATTATGGAGATGAGGAAGTTATGGCTCAAGTTAACAAGGCACTTGTATTTGACCAATTTGGCGGGGATTTCTGCAAATTAGTTACAGAAATGAACTTTAATGGTAAGAGGTTTCTTGATAAATTTGCAGATCATGATGGTTATTTTGAAGGATGCGTTATGCATTCATATCACACGGCTCCAGTTCCAGGAGAAAAACCCCCAAGAAGAAAAGCAGGATTCCGCCAAAAACAAGATAAAGACTTCTTCTGCAAACTTGCAAGAAAATTAGTCGAAACTAAATGCCTAATTCCGAATGATTCAAAAACTACTGGAGAATTTGGAGCTTTTGGTAAGGTAAAACTTTCTTGGAAGGGTATAGCAAAACATGACGATGCTGCAATGGCATGTATTAATACTGCAAGACTTTATGAAGAACCCGAATATGGTGATTGGCTATATGACTTTCTTCAGGATTTAGATGATTCCCCAATAAAAAGATATATTTCTGAGCTTCTTAAAACTCCTATAGAAACCCCGGAAGAATTAAGCGATGATTCTTTCCATAATCTCTATAATAATGATGATGTTTCTGGAAATGAGATGGCTCAATTACAAAAAATATATCAGAATGCTAACAAACCAAGGTATTCTGGTTCTAGTTCGGGCTCGACAATGTGGGGAGGTAGACGATAAAAGTTAAATTGGGAATATTTTAGCATCGATATATAAAGAAACACATTATTTAAAGATAGAAAGAAGTTTTTCCAGTTTTTCTATGTGAATAAATAATAAAAATAAGTTTTAAAAATATGGCTAAATTAGCTCTCGACCTATCTCAATTTCAATCTGCCGGTGTTTACACCATTGAGATTGATCAATCAGAAAGAATTACAGTTACTACACAGTCACTTAGATTAGTAGCTGGTTTCTCGAAAGTCGGACCATTTAACGCACCTGTTTTTATTCGTTCAACTAGAGATCGTTACAGATTTTATGCTGACACTGATAAAAAACTTGAAAGAAAAGGTTCTTTTTTCCAGAGAGGAATTGATACTTGCTTGCTTCAAGCACCAGTATTCGCAATAAGTTTACTAAATGTTGGCGCAGATCCTTCTACAGAATCTGTAGGATTTGCTGACTTATCAGTTGCATGTGACGTTTCCAATAATGGAGTTTATACTGACCCATATATCAATTTCTTCAACAGAGAAAGATTCTGGAAAGCAGATTCAGATTATCTATTAGGAGTTGCTGGAAATAAAGAAGGTGTTCCAAATGCTGAAAGTACTTCACTTTTACAAGTAGCAAACGTTGGAACCAGAGATCTATCAGTTATCGTTAGAAAAGCTGTTGGACTTCAGGGATACAGTGTTGCAGCAAAAGATTGGTACGGTTCAAATACAAACATTCCTTTTGAGTGGATCCGTCCTTATGACTTGTTAAAAGATTATTTTATCCAGGTTATTGCAATCGAAGGTAGATGGACCAATTATAAGAGTCTTTCAACAGACCCATTCTTCTCAACATATTTTAATGCTGAAGGTATAATTCCATCTCAGTTACAAGCATTTATTAATCTTCCACAGGTTAACTTGATAGGATCATGGATCGGAACAATTATTCCGGATTTCAGAGATCAAACTGGAGCTAATCAGTATATTGAAGATATTATCAATTCCTCTACCCCAATCACAGGTGTTTTAGCTAATGTTAATCAGCAGGCACTTGATCAACTTATCTGGGATGAAAATCAGAGTGAATGGGAAATCGGAGATGGTTCTGCAACAGATGCAGCAAAATATACCGTCGACCTTGTAGGACACGGACTTATTAATGAAGGAGTAACAGCAGTTGGCGTACCCTTTAATCATTTTGATACCCCTGCAATATTTACAACTAATACTTCAACTTATTTCCTTGATGCTAGTGCACTAATACCAGCTGACGTTTCGTTATTCATATCACCAGCAACTTTTGATGCTTCAATAACTTATATCACATTAAATGCTTCCGTATACGTATCACCAGCAGTTGTACAAAATGTTGCTTACTTTGATGCAAGTGGAAACACAGTCGATGTATCAGTATTTGTATCACCAGCAGTTGTACAAAATTCGTCTTTATATGGAGTTGCTGGGGTAAACATTAAGTCAGACTTTTTAAGTTATGACTTAAATGTTCCAAATGACATAATGCACACTACTATTCCAATTATGTCCCTTTTGGATACAACTGGAAAAACATTTAAAATGGGTCCAGCTCAGCAAGCTTTAATTACTATTGGAACTTTAATCAAAAAAGATCCAAGTGCTTCAACAACCGGAGGCGGGGTAGCTTATGTTATTTCTAAAGTAACGGATACTTCGATGAATTATATTATCGGAACATCTGAACCTATCTGGGCTTATACTCAGAACGCTTCTGAAGTTTATGTTCAGAAACCTATCGACGATGTAACCCCTCAATATAAATTCTTAATGCTTCAGGGCCTTAAGTTAACTGCTAATCACCTTCCTGGATATTCAAAAACCGGACAACCAAACGTTGAAGAAGGTATTATCAAGATTTACTCAATGCTTGAAGACCAGGGAATTCTAAGAGGATTAACTAACCCAGATATGATTAACTACAGATATGTAGTTGATACAATGGGATACGGACTAAGACCTAATTGCGGTGGTAAAGTTTACTTATCACGTCTTGCTAAGAAAAGAGGTAAAACCACAGCTATTATAAGTGCTCCTTCATTAACACAATTTGCAACATCTCAGGATCCTTATTTCTGCGACGTATTTATTCCAGGCGTAGATCCAAAACCAATATTTAACACCGCATTTATTCCTCAAGGTGGTAACCCTGAAATGCCTCGTTCATTCCAGTTTACTTTACCAGATGAAGACAACGGAGCTAAATTTACCGGAGTATTCGGACCATTCCTTAGTATGACTGACAGCGATACAACAGTATTAGTTCCCCCAGCAGCAGATATTTCTAACAGTTTCGTTAGAAAGTTCTTAGGAGGCGATCCATTTGCTATCGTTGCAAACAAAAATGGTATCATTTCGAACCCAGCTTTAGCAGGTGTAGAATATATGCTTGATCAGCAAGATAGAAATTATCTTGAACCATTTGGATACAACTCAATCGTTGAAAGAACTGCAACAGGCGAGATTATGATCTACTCAAACAGAACAGCTTTCCAGACAATTAAGAGTGATTACAACTACTTACACGTTAGAGAGCTATTAAATACAATCGAATTACAGGTTGAAGAGGTACTTAAGAATTTCGTATTCAACTACAACAACGCTGTAACAAGATTAACTATTGTAAACGCAATTACTCCTATTTTACAGAGTATAAAAGATGCCGGAGCACTTTCACAATACGAAATTGTAATGGATGAAACTAACAACACCCCAGATATAATTGACGAAGCTTTCGCAATAATCGACATCGGAGTTTGGGTTACTAAGGGTATGGAGAAGATTATCCAGAGAATTACCGTTAATAAGACTGGTGGAGCAAGTTCAGGCGGATTTACAACAGCTTAATGAATAAATAAAATAAAAGTAACGCGATATGGCAGATTTCACAAGTCAAGGCACATTTGGCCTACCCCATTGGAGAAATTCAAGGGCTGCACAAGAGCTCTATGAACCCGCATATTTAAATCTATTTACAGTTCAGATAGCACTTCCTGTCGGAGTGGGTTCTACAACTGAAAATACGAATCTCCTACTCGAGAATATAATTAAGATCACTGGACTTGAGTCCAACTCTTTCCCAACTTCTTCTGTAGCTCAGCAGTATAAGTGGGCAACCAGAAGGTTTGCTCAGGCAAAACCTGAAAAGACCACTATGGATGTTGGACTATCTTTTGAAGTCAACTTAAACCGTACACCTAGTGCTTACGTTTTAAAGACCCTAAGAAAATGGAACGACCTTGTATATGATCCACTAACTGGTAGAACCGGACTTAAAGCCGATTACGTTGCTCCTTGGGTATTAATCACCCTTTATGATAGAGCTGCTAATCCTTTCTGGCAATGGAAACTTTACAATGTATTCCCAATCACTCCTCTAAACGTACCGGATCTTGAGTACATGAGTGAGGAAATTTACAGAATCGCCGGATATACAATCGCCTGCGACGTTTGGGACGAAACAATCGTATAACCATAAACAATATTTATTAAAAGAGAGCTTTGGCTCTCTTTTTTTGTTAAAACTATCATGTTTTTAACGATATAATAGTATATAGTCTAAATAATGTAAATATGCCAGAAAATAATTTAAATGAAGAAAAAATTAAGGAATTCGTTCAAAAATCTGAAGTTCCTGCAAATGATGTAGTAGGTGCACCTTTAACGCCCACGACCGGAGCTAAATTGCCTTGGCAAAAAACAGCGGAACTCCACGATGTTCAAAATGAAATTGGTTGGGAAAAACTCAAACTTACTGACCTTCCAACTCAAGGACTATTTTATCCAGAAGGAACTGAAATAACTATTCGTTCTGCTACTGGTGGAGAAATTCGTCACTGGTCAACTTTAAATGAAGAAGATCTTTCATCTTTGGATGATATGCTTAACTGGGTATTGGAAAAATGTTGCAATGTTAAATATCCAAATAACCGTCTTTCTTCTTGGAGAGACATTAAAGAGGTAGATAGATTCTATATTATTCTTGCAATTAGAGAAAGAACATTTGTAAAAGGAGAAAACCAATTACAGGTTAAAGTATCCGAATCAAATCGTATCGACGTTGTTAAGGATATGATAAGCTATATTACCTTTGATGATCAACTTATGCAGTATTATTCTCCAGAAGAAAGATGCATAGTTTTCACTCAGAAAAATGGTAAGAAATTAAGGGTATATCTTCCCTCAGCTGGTGTTACTAACTGGCTAAAACAGTATATCATTCGTAAACGTCAAATGCAAGAGCCTATTGATGAAGATTTTGTCAATTTTGCTCCTTTTGTCATCGGTGATTGGAGGGGATTAAATGACGCTACTTATGAAAAAGCTGTCATGGAAAGTAATAGCTGGTCGGACTTAGAAGTTTCCCTTCTAACAGAAACTAGAAAGATATTTTCAGATACTATTGATCCTGTTATCAAATATCGAGACGAAAAAGGAGGCGAGCGGGTGATCCCGCTAAACTTTCAGGGCGGGATTAAATCTCTTTTCCTTGTTTCAAATCCGTTTAGCAAATTGGCATAAAATTGCATTCGTATTTATGCAGAGGAATGTTTCCCCTGTTGACATACGACAATTAGAATTTTATGAAATTGAATATCTTCTAAAGGAAATTGAAGAACATAACGAGGAAGAAGAAAAACGAAATAAGGCTCAGGAAAAGGAATACGAAAAGAATTCCAAACAAATGAAAATGCCTAACGTCGGAAAAACTAATTATGGAGGATTTCCCACTCCAAAAATTCCCTCTATCAAACATTAAAAACTAAAAGGATCTTCGGGATCCTTTTTTTATAAATAAAACTATGGAAAAATATTTACCAATTAAGGGATTTGTAAATTATGAAATTAGCAATTTTGGAAATGTTCGAAATATAAAATTTGGAAGAATATTAAAACCTCAAATAACTAAAAGAGGAAAATATTATCAAGTTACTTTGTCCCAAAATAATAAAGGTCATGTAATAAAAATTCATCGAACGGTAGCAATAACTTTTATAGAAAATCCCAACAATTATCCGGAAGTCGATCACAGAGATAGAAATAGGTTAAATAATAATATCGAAAATTTACGATGGGTTACTCAAGAAACTAATAGAGAGAATTCATTATTTGGAAAGAAAAGCCCTTATCCATATCTCACTTTTAATGGATTAAAATATTTAGTTTATTTTTCATCCATACTTTATGAATTCGATACAATCGAAGAAGCTTTTCAGAAATTTAAATTATTTCAGAAACCTTAATCTTTTATTTTGTAGGGATATATAAAGAAAAGCGTTTCTATAAATGCAGCAAGCTAACGAACTTTTATACGGGATCCTTCAAGTTGTAGGAAGAATAGAACAAAATATGAAGGGAGGTGGCCAGCCTGCTGGAGCACCAGCTGCTGCACCTAAAGAACCAAAATCCACTGCATCTCTCTTATCTAATTTAGGCGCAGGTCTTAGCTCATTTAAAGGGGCAAATCCAAAAACTATAAAAACCTTCTTTTCCTTTATGGATCAGATGCTTATATCTGCCGACAAGGTTAAAAAGGGAGGTAGCGGGCTAAAAGATTTATCGATGTCTATGATGAATCTGGGACAAGCATTACCAGGAATGACTGCTGGAATTGAAAGAATAAGCAGTATTAGAAACATTAATGGTGCTTTGGGAAACATGCAATCCCTATTTAATTTCATAGATTATAATGGTCGATTAATTACTGCCAAAGTAGCTAAGAGTATAAAGGATATTTCTATTTTCATGATCAATCTAGGTCAATCATTACCTGGAATAGCATCGGGTCTTGATACAATCGGAAAACTGAAAGCCAAAGTTATAGATAAAGCTCTTTTCAATCTTAGAAAACTTTTTGATTTTCTTAGAGAAGCTGGCAAAAAGAAAAGTTCGGATAATGTAAAAATACTAACTGAAGCTCTCGGAGCTTTAGTGAAAGCAATACCAGGTCTAGAAGCAGGAATATCATCCATTGCTAAGATTAAAGAAAAATCTATGGCGATGGCTTTAAAAAGTTTGGGAATGCTATTTACCTTCATTGAAGATAAAGGAAAACCCGGCACTTCTAAAATAAGTAAGAGCATTAAAGATATTTCTATCTTTATGATCAATTTAGGCCAATCCCTACCAGGAATTGGAAGCGGATTGGATCTTATTGGAAAACTGAAAGCCAAAGTTATAGATAAAGCTCTTTTCAATCTTAGAAAATTATTTGATTTTATTCAGCTCCAAGCTAAAAAGAAGGGAAATTCCGATATAAAGGTATTAAGCGAATCATTAGAAGCTTTAGTTAAAGCTATGCCAGGATTAACGGCTGGTGTTAACTCTATTGCTAAGATCAAGGAAAAAACAATGGCAGCAGCTCTAAAGAGTTTAGGCTTTTTATTTCACTTTATTGAGGAGAAAGGAAAACCGGCTACAGCTAAAAAGATTCAAAAAGGAATAGATGTAATGAATAAAGCTAGCAAAGCTTTAAGGGGATTCAATGTTCTTAAGGATATTGGAGAAGGATTTATGTATTTAGGCCTAGGTATTGTTGCATTTGCAGGATCTTTTGTACTAGCAGGAATGCTTTTAAGTTTGGCCAAACCATCCGATGTATTGCCATTTTTGGGTATGACTATCATTGCACTTCTTGTTGCATTTGGAGCACTTCATTTAGCTGCTAAATTTGTTAAAGGAGGGACCAGTGTTATTAAAGACATGGGTCTTGGACTTGCTGCTTTAGCATTAGGAATTATTTCATTTGCTCTTACCATACGTTTGCTTCCACTTATATTTAAAGGGGAATCCAATGGCAGTATTATAAAAGGAATGCTCATTATGGTGGGTATTATAGGCATTATGGCTTTAGCTTTTGCAGCTTTGGATTTAGCTAAACCTTTCGTGGATGGAGGATTTAAAACAATTCTTCTTATGTCAGCAGGTTTAGCAATATTTGCTATAACAGTCTTAGGACTTGCTATGGTTGCAAAGATGCTTATGACCGGGATGACTTTTGATAAAAATGCTGGAAAAGAAGAAAAAGATGAGAACAAGAAAAGTATGGTCAAAGGTCTCGGAATCTTTGGTTTAGTTTTGCTTGGTGCAATTGCTGCATTTTCATTATTAGGTATTCCTGGATTATCCACCATTATCAAATCTGGTGCAATTACTATGATGTTAATGGGAGGAGCGTTATTTGTAATGGCTCTTAGCATACAAAAATTAGTAGAAGTAGGGGAACAATTAGCAGGTAAAGATGTTGCCGGAACTCTTACAAATTTAATTGGTGGAACTATCAATGGATTCATCGGTGGTCTTTCAGCTTTATCAGGTGGAAAAACCGGAGTTGCAGGAATAGCTGCATTTATGAAAAACAGTGCTAAAATATTCGCAGGTGTGGCTATTTTAGTTTCTATGTCTGTTGCTTTATCTTTGTTTGCTTGGTCACTTACAGCTTTTGCTGAACTAGGCAATATGAGAGTTGTTACAGGAACTGATAAGAATGGTAAACCAATATTCGGAGAAAAAATAAATGTAGAACAGGTTGGAAGAACCATGACTGCTACATTATCATCTTTTTTAACTGGACTTATTGAATCTACTGGACAATTAACAATGTCTAAAGCTAAAGCTTTAAAGAAATTAGGAAGAGCATTAACTGGAAGAAGAGGAATTTTATCTGCTATTCATGACTTTGCAGAATTATTAAAAACCTTTGCTCAATTTGGTCCAGCAGGAGAAATAGGATATGTTGATTTTGTTCCAGATGGAGTTGATGAAGATGGAAATGCTAAATTCAAACAAGTTCCTTCTAAAGTAAAAATCACTGTTGTAGCTAAAAATATTGCCGATTCCTTTGGTACATTTGTTGATGAACTTACCAAACATACCGCTATGTTTGAATTTACAGGGTCTAAAGGAAAGAGCATGCAACAACTAGCTTCTATCTTATTAGGAACAAAATATTTTAAAGTATTTGGTTTATCATTTGGTAGAGAAAAACCGGGTCTTCTTGAACCTATTATGAAATTTGGGGAAATCCTAAAAACATTTGGTCAGTTCGGAAATACTGGAGAAATCCCTATACTTGATGCCCAAGGTAAAGTTATTGATAAAGTAAAAGTAACTGATGTTGCTTCTCATATTGTTGCCAATCTATCCTCATTTTCAACAACGTTAGGAAGTTCTAATCTAACTGGAGATGTAGAAAAAGCTGAAAAAAATATTGGTAAAGTTAGCGGAATTATAGAGTCGTTATCTAAGTTTTCTGAATCCCTGGACTCATTACAAAAAATGGGGGACAGCGTTTCTAATTTAGCAAGATCCATCACGGAACTTTCTGTAAGTCTTGACGGATTTGATTCAGCTAAACTTACAAAATTAGGTTCCATAAGAGTTGCTACTGGTGGACCTTCTGCATCTGAACAAGCTGGAAATACAACAGCAGATAATATTGACAAAAAATCCCAATCAATGAAGGGAGCTCCAGCTGCTGCCGAATCTATGCCTATAAATTGGGATTTAGTTGCTGCTCAAATTGGTCAACATGTAGGATCTTCGATTGTTGATGCTATGAAAGCGGGACAGGTTAAATTTGAATTTTCACCAAGTGGACAGGGCAAGGGGGTTTTATCTTTTGATTAAAAATTATAATTTTTTGTTCCTTTACGGCATTTAATCTGGGTTCTGGTATTGTTGTTTTCCGTCGTTCCATTTTCCAATTTCCCATCTCTTCTTTTCAATACCAGTCCTTCATACATATCCCATTTTGTCAGATCGTTATAAGTTTCAAGAAAGCCTGAAGTGATAGCATTTACTCTGAAACAATTTTCTGAAATCTGATGAAGGTGTTTTTTGACAGGGTTAATCGGGTAAAGTTCGCAAAGTAAATTATATCTTTCTTCAAAGGTTGAACCTAAAAGATGTTTGCCTTCGAACATGATAATATCCCAAATAACGTATTTAATATTCCAATATTCGCTATTCTCATCCTTGCATTTCTTATTCATGTACTCCCCGCACAAAATCATATCTCCTTTTCCCTTTTTCAAATCCATCAATTCTACTTTGTCAATATTACAGAATAATGGAGCTTTATGACGGTTCCAGGTTTTAAGTTCAGGAAAATAGATTTCCATTGCGCTTCCATTAAGTTTTGGTTCTGCAAGGAATCTATCCTGACTCTCAAAAAGCCCCAGACTTGCTGGAGCTATTTTAATTTCCGGTCTCGGAGGATAAATGTACATTCTTAGAATATTGAAGGATCCTGTGAGAAAAATGCAGGAATGTCACTTTCAAGAACCAGCTCTTTTTTTGATTCAAATTCTGCAATCTGAAGTTTAATCTGATCGTCTTCGGTTGTAACTGTGATAGTGTTTTTTGAGTCCATTTTGGTTGGTTTTTAATTACAAGTAAATGTACATAAAAAATCCCAAACTAAAAAATAATTTGGGATCTTTTTTAACGAAATTTTGATTATTCTTTGTTCGCTTTTACTGAGAAGATCGGACGAATGTCTTCGATAATCTGTGTAAGATTGAATTTAGCGAAGTTGATTGAACGAAGTTTTTCGATAGTTCCTTTAGCAACGGTCCAGGAAGTAGTGTTCTCGATAATTTTTACTTTGTCAGCATCAGCGATTTTCTTGCTGTTCATGATCAGGTCGCTCAGAACTGGAGCATATTTTTCAACCATTGCAGGATTCAGAGTGAATAAAGTTTTTTCTGTAACAACGTCGTCACCATATTTCTTGGTAAGGTTGTTTGCGCCTTCCTCATCAATTTTGATATACTTGTCAGAAGTAATGAAAAGAAATGATCTACTTCCAGCTTCAACCTTAAGGGTTCCGGGAAATGAATTTTTCTGGTTATAAAGATCAATCATACCAGTTTTAGCTGCTTCACGAACGTCACCGTCAAGAAGAGCTCTTTCAGCTTCCATTTCAGCCATTTTCTCATCAATTTCTGCCATTCTCTCAAGATTCTTTTCGAACTTTGCAGATATGGTAAGGATCTCGTGTTTTTCAGCTTTCTTAGATACTGATTCTTTTTTTGCTTTTGCGAAGAGGTCGATTGAAATTACTTTGGTTGCCATGATGATTAAGTTTTTAATTACAAGGTAAATGTACGAAATACTTCCCAAGTAAAAAAATATTTTCACATTTATTTTTTAAAACTATGAACATTTTTTTGGCTATAACTAATAAAATTATCTTTATGAAACAATATCTAGACCTCCTTCAAAATATTATAGATAATGGGGTTGAGAAAGAAAGTGGCAGAGCAAATATGCCTAATACCATAGGAATTTCTCATGGAGTTATTAAAATGAATTTAGCTGATGGCTTTCCATTACTTACAACTAAAAAAATGGCATGGAAGACCATTATTCATGAACTTCTCTGGTTCTTACGCGGGGAGACTAATATAAAATACCTTGTAGATAATAATGTTCATATCTGGGATGGCGATGCATATCGTTGGTATCAGAAGCATTTTGACAAACCTGGTATGAAAACCTATACCATGGATGAATTTATTGAAAAAATAAAAGAGGGAAATCTAACCGTATACACAAAAGATATTGATTGGAATGATCCTGTCGTTCTTTCAAGTACATGGGTTGGTTACCAGCTGGGGGATCTCGGCAAAGTTTATGGGTACCAATGGAGAAATCAAAATGGTGTAGACCAAGTTAAAAATGTTATTGATGGATTAAAGGACAATCCCTATAGCAGATACCATATTATTAATGCCTGGAATGCAGCAGATTTTAAAAAAATGGCTCTACCCCCTTGCCATTTGCTGTATCAATTTATTGTACGCCCTCTCACTCTCGACCGGAGACACAATATCTACAGGGAACGCAATAATGGAATGATGATTAACTTTGATAGCATTGAAACCATTAAGAAAATTTTGGATGAATGCGAGATTCCTAAATTCTATCTAGATCTTAACATGTACCAGAGATCTTGCGATACCATTTTAGGAGTTCCTTTCAATATTGCTTCAATGTCTTTGCTTCTTATGATCGTTGCACAGGTTTCGAACATGATTCCTGGAATATCTACTTGGATTGGCGGGGATACACATTTATATGTTGACCATGTAGAAAAAGCAAAAGAACAAATCCAGAGAGAACCCCTTCCTCTTCCTGAATTAAAAATAAATAAAGAGCTTAAAACTCTTGATGATATTCTCAGCTTAACCATTCAGGATTTTGAGTTGATTGGTTATGAAAGTCATGAAAAAATTATCGCTGAATTACACACAGGATATAAAAAGTAAGATATATAGATCTCATGGGTATTATATTCAGATATATCAGAGACGAAATCCTTAATTTTTATGTTGGAATAACAGATAAAACAATTGGTGGTGCTTTATCGGTTTTCATTATGATAGCCATAGTTTTAGGACTTATTCTTGCAATCAAAGCTGTAAAAGATATTAGAAAGATGCATAAAGAATCTGAAGAAAGAAAAAGAAGAATTGATAAACTATGGTTGGAATTATTAAAAGGTAAAGATCAAAATAAAGAACATAAAAATTATTAAAAAGCTTCGAGTATTAAAACTCGGAGCTTTTTTGTTGTAGAACTGGCATTAACCATGAATTCTTAACGGATATATAAATAAAAAATACCCATTAATAGTCATGGCTAGGGAATTTAATTACGTCTATATTACTACAAATTTAATCTCTGGAAAACAATATGTCGGTTCGCATGCCACTGATAACATTGAGGATAATTATATTGGAAGCGGCAGATATTTTCTCAAATCTGTAAAAAAAGAAGGAAAGAAAAATTTTAAAAGAGAAATATTGGAGGAATGTAAAGATCGAGAAGATGCCTTACATAAAGAAGCTGAGTATATAGAAAAATTTCAAACTCTTTGCCCCAATGGATATAATTTATGTCCAAAAGGGGGCATAGGTTTTTCTGGCGCTGAACAATCTGAAGATACAAAAAAGAAACAGAGAGAATGGCAAAAAGGGAAAACATATGAAGAATTATATGGAATAGAGCAAGCAAATCGGATGAAAGAAAATCAAAGACTTGCTAAATTGGGCACAACTACTTCTAGAAAGGGAAAGGGATTTAAAAAAGAACTAATTGAAATATATGGATTAGAAGAAGGGGTCAAACGATATGAAATTTTTATTAAAAAACAAAGCGATTCACATAAAGATAAAATACCCTGGATAAAGGGAAAACATCATACCCAAGAATCCATTAATTTAATAAGTGAAAAATTAAGTGGTGAAAATCATCCAAATTGGGGTATAAAATTTTCGGAAGAAAGAAAAAACAATTTAAAAAAACCAAAACTAAAGAAAGATGGCTCACATTAAAAAGCTCGGCATTACGATAAACGCGTTTGACTCCTCAGAACTCTTACATGATCTAATTTTAGAAATACGAGATCAAATTGACTGGGTAGCTGCAATATATCAAAAGAAATCATATTGGAAAAATCCAATGGATAGAAAAGATATGGCAGAATTGGAAAGACTAAAAAGTTTAGGTCTTGTAGACGAATTGATCGAATTTAAACCAGACTTTGGTGCTTATTCCAGAAATCAGGAATGTGAAAAAAGAAACATGGGAATTAATCTTATGAGAGCTAAAGGATATTCTCATATTTTAAATATTGATGCTGATGAATTTTATGATAAGGATCAGTTTAGATATGCTAAAAATAAAATTGATGAAATGGGTTGGCCCATTACTTATTGTTCCTATGTAAATTATTATAGGGATTTTGATCATTATTTAGTATATCCATTTCGTCCTTTTGTTCCCTTCATTCACTCAACTTTCTTTAACTATACCTATGAAAGTTCTGCTCCTGGACCAACAGATCCAACAAGAAGAATCCTAAATCCGCTTAATGTGGGAACTTATGTCTTTGAAGATGAAGAAATCCGAATGGGTCATGCAGCTTGGATTAGACGAGATATTCGTAAGAAACTTGTCAACTGGAGTGCAAAAAATCATTTCAAAAAGGAATTAATAGACGAAGCTGTAAAAAGATGGGAAACATGGAAAGAAGGAGATGATGCTATTATGCTATTCAACGTTCCGGAAAATCACGTATATGTAAGGAAATTAGAAACTAAGATACACAAATTTGAGGTACCTTGGTTAAAGGACAAAAAAGAAGGAGCATAAGCTCCTTTTTTATTGTGGTCCATATTTGCAGTATATTTTATAAAAATTTCTCTTGTCGTATTTTAAACGAGGTTCTTTTTCCTTGATGTATTGATTAAAAGCTTCATCATATTGTTTATGTGTGTATTTCATATCGGGGTAGGTGGCAAATACAAATTGTTCTGCTTCTTCAAAATATTGATCTACAACATCGAAGATTTCATCTTCGGAGAGTTTGAAATATTCTTTACCAATTTTCATTGCTTTTAAAGGATCCCCGGTTCTTTCAAAATCTATTTTTTCATTTAAAAATTCTCCGATTCTAGGATAATAATTTTCTCCAACAACGTCACGTACGATCATCTCTGGAGATAGCTCTTTCTTAAGGACCTCCGCTGAAGTTGGATCTATCTTAATAGACTGAGCTGTATCGGGATCTAAAACCGTGTAAGATGATGTATTGTTATCTGAGTCTTCTTCAATAGATAGAACCTGTGCTTCAACCCATCTATCTTTTCCTAATACTTTTCCTCTAATTTCTGTTCCAACATGAATATATTCTCCTTCTTCCTGCATTGTAGGTTTTGTCTGAAGAGTTTGATTAAGAGGTTCAATGCTGTAGGTATACATTAAATTCGATCCCCCATTGTTATTCGATGATTGGCCAAATCCAAATCCTCTACCAGTAAATCTACCGCCAGATGATGGGTTACCAAACTGTCTTCCCGAACCACCACCCCAAACTGCATATCCAGCTCCACCGCCACCCCATTCATTAAGGTTTTCGTGAATCTGCTCTTTGTCAACCATTCTAGTTTTTCCTTCCGGATTCTTAGCTACATGTTCTAGCTGGGGATCTTCGAATAGAAATACTCTTATAACTTTTGGATCCTCTAAAGTATCCGCATTGAAATAAAATTCCTTGTGATCAACTATAATTTGTTCTGCGTTCATACAGTATTTATTTTATAACCATTCTTTCCTCATTGCATATCCGGAGGTTCCACTACCTGTATATTTTATTACTTTAATGTTAGTTCCCTTGATAACACCTTCTCGAATATCATATTCTCCAGGCTTAGATACCCCCCAATATTTACCGGTAGGAATGAATTCATTATCTAAAACTTCATAATCCACATCATCTGGTGCATATTCTTCACAATAAGAATCCGTTTCTATAGTCCATATATTTGTCCATTCAAATACCTCTTTCGGATTATTGGGATCATAATTAAGAGCTTTACATAAAGATGGATTTCCCTTTAACCAATCATTGGTAGCTTCTCCATCCAATTGTTCCTGCATTTTCCCAGTATTCATAAACTTAAGAGCTCTTAACAGAGGGGATCGAGATTTTCTTCCGATATTCAATCTGTCAAGGGGATCGCCCTCTCTAGTAAAATCAATGGCTTCATATACTTTTAAAGCTCTCATTAGATAAACAAAATGTATTCAAGCTTAACTGCAAAATTATGGGGATTGAAAACATAGAATCCATTAATAAGGTTCTTTGTATCCGTATAATCAGGAGCAGTTGTCCAAACATAAAATTCACCAACTTTAAACCAAAGATTATTATCCTGAACCCAAGTTAAATAATCTCCTGCACTCATGACAGTATCAGAAGAAGGACCTCCCATACCTACAGCAACTGATTTTACTGACTTGGTATAGAAAGTTGACGAATCTGTAAAAAATGTCGAAACATCAGCACTTTGATTTATTGTAACAAATGTGCAATTTTCTTCATCAACTGTATCAAAAGTACAGTTAGTAAGAGTACAATTTATCAAGGATGCATCATAAATAAATGACTTGTAAATTGAAGTATCGCTAATCGTGCAGTTTATGATTGAAGTATCATTGATTAAAGAATTCTGAATATTGATTCTAAGAGAAGGGGATACAACCACCATATTAATATTGGAATTTTCAATTGAAGAATCCTGAATAGTTATGGAAGTTAAAATATCTTTAATGTCAGTTTTATAAATTTGGCAATGAGAGATGCTTGAATCAGTAATAGAACAATCTTTTATTTTTACGCTGCCAATAATAGAACCATCTATAACTAAACTAGATACATCGGGTGCGAGCATTGGTCCAACAAAATTCCAAGACATTGAAGAATCAAAAACAATAGTATTGATGAAATTAGCAATTCCAATAGGACTATAAATCGTAACTGGATCAATAAGATGATTAATATAAACCCAATCATCGTAAACCGTTTTGTAAGGACCTTGATTTACTCCATTTATATAATTAGCACTATAAGGATAATTTAATTGGTTGGAATTACCTACGCCACTATTTACAGGTGGTGCATAATTTGTTGGGGGATAATCCAATTTCATTATAACCCCCTGAATAGCTGAATTTGGGTATTTAGCATAGGGAACGTTTATAGATGCATCTAAGTAAAAATCCTGAGTAACCCCAATATAAGGGAATGGCGAATTTATATTAGTAAAAGTATCAATAAGGGTTAAATGCAAATGAGTAATATCAAAATTATATCCATCCTGAGTTGCTGAAAATGTGAGAACACTAGGATCGTAAGAAGCAATAACTTTAGACTGAGCATTTGTTAAAGCAATGGTCAATGCCGTATCAATACTAACGTTATTAGAAACATCAGCTGTAGCAGAAATATTTAAATTAAAATATTGAAAGTTCTTGTAAAAATTTATTGAAAGATCCACTTTCATAAAGTAGGGATCTTTAGATTCATCAGTTGTTGTAAAATACGGAAATAAAAATCCTAATACTCTCGTGGTAAGACCCTTAGTTAATCCGGGAACAAAAATAACTTCTCCTGGCTGGATTGTTTGATTAAATGAGTTAAATGCAGTTACAGGAATTTTTAAACTTGCAAAAGACAAGCTTTCTAATATGTTGCTTCCCTGAATTATTCCAATTTGATCATTGGGTAAAAACTCAAGTGTCATATCATCTCCGCTACCAGCACAAGGAGATAGAGCTGGATATACGTAATCATTGCTAGGATTATTGAATAGATCTACATTGTTGGCCATCTAAGTCTTTTATTTTATTTATTTATTCGAGATTAATTTATGGGGAATATGTTTTCATAGATACCATATTTCATGCGTACACTAAAAATCCCTTTAGACATAGATTAATATGTCAAAAGGGAAATAAGTGAGTAGGCGTGTCCCTACACGTTTGTATCGTGAAGATTTGGTCCTTCTGATTGGGAACTAAATTTTATCCCAGCTTAATCTTTCCTTTGGCTCGGGTATCCCAAATTTATTTATTTTTGCAGGTTCATGCTTCTTTGGAACTGCCTTTGCATCTATAACTTCAACTCCATCTATAATTACCGAAGCATAATCTTCAAGCTTTTCAGCTTTCTCAGCTTCCCTCTTAAGAGAATCTTCCCTCTTTATCCTATCGATAAGTTCTTTACCGGGAGAGGGCTTATTTAATTCTTCAACGGGATTTTCTGGTTCAATTTGCGGAGCGGGTACGATTTCATCCCCTTCAGTGCTCGCTCCTAAGCTTTTTTTAATCTCTGAGGGTCATTTTTTACATTTCCTACATATTTTCCTTTTTCAAAGATATTGCCAGCTTCATCAACATATTCCTTCATAAAATGCCACCCCTGAACTTTATTGACCGGCTTGATGTTTTCCAAAGAAATAATATTTGCATTAGGAATGATGGTTTCTTTTGCTACCTCATCTGGAATTGCATCAGCTGGAGGATTTGTATAAATTGTTGTAGCAGGTTGTTTAATAGCTTCCAATGCATTAATCAAAGCTTTTTTATCTTCAATGGGTATATTATTACTTTCGTATTTTTTCTGAAGATCCTCCATTATTGGAAGAAGACTAATTTGACCATTTTTAAGAGCATCATTTAAATTTACAGAAGCATCATGTATATCCATATATTGGCTTGCTTCTTCATCTAATTGATCTTCATATTGTTTAGCTTCTTCTTCCAACTCCTCATCGGTAGGTTCTGCTGGTTTTGGTCTTTCCCTGATTACTTCAACAACTTCTAATGGGTTACCTTTTGCATCATAAGAATGGGCATCTTTTAAAACCTGTATCCCGCCTTCACCAATTCGAACTTCAGGATCAAGACTTTTTGCGTATTCAGCATTTGCTTCTTCCTGATTTTCCGGCCCAATATTAATAACAACCGGGGGTCTTACAATTTGAACACCACCTTCGCCAATAAGGGGATTTTCTTCATTAGGAGAGGCCTTCTGTTGGATGTTATTTACAATGGCATTTTTTAAACCCGTTAATTGATCTTCTCGAGATGGTAATAAATCCTCAATAATGATTTCCTTTCTAGGTTCTGGAATAATCTCTGGTTCAGACTCATCCTTAATAGGTTCTGGCTCCTGTTCCTTAATTGGTTCCAGTTCTGGCGGTTCAACGCCTTCTTTCTCTTTTAAAGCTTCCTCTAATCTTCGATTAACTTCATTTTGAATTATTTCTTCAACAGGTATTGCTGG